CTAACTTTCTTCTCCTATTATAGCGATTAAAGCATCTTGAACAAGCCTATTTAAATATCGAAAGTTTTTAATAGTTTTAATTTTATTTTCATCAATTAATTTTATAACATCATGATAATTAATATTTTTATTATATTTTTCATTATATGTATTTACTAATTTTTCTGCTTTATCCCTAACATATTTATTTTTTGTAGGATAATCTAATTGTTGAAATAATGCTTTCATAGTAAATCTCGATAATAAAGGCTCCGGAATAACTTTTTTATAATTATTTTCACTTAAATTAGTTGTAAAAATGATTAAGTATCCCCTTAAATCAAATTCATTTTCATTTAAATCTGTAAATTTGCCATCTTCTAATAGTTCATAAAAGAAATTAAAAATATCATTATCTGCTTTTTCAAATTCATCAATTAGTATAACTTTTGAATCGCTATTTTTGATTTTGTTTGATAATTCGCCACCACGTTCACTCCCATAATATCCTTTAGGTGATCCTATCAAACTATTAAGCGCACCTTGAGTTTTATAATTTCCAAGATTTATTTTAATAATTTTACTATCCTTGTAAAATGTTTCATGTATTATTCTTGCTAATTCGGTTTTTCCTATTCCAGAGTCTCCACAAATCAATAACGACATAATTTTAATTTCTCCAAGATTATAAAGGATAGAATAATTTTTTATGTATCTAACTAGATCATTTTTAAACTGCTTATGTCCATATAATTTTTCTTCTAAATTCTTTTCTAACTTCTCAATTTGTTCATTAGTAAGATTACTAAAATCTGCATCTGATTCATCATCATTTTTATATATATTGTTAATTGGTATTACATCGTCAATATATTGGCCAAAATCGCTTCTAAATCTTGTTAATGAGTTATAATTAATTATAATGTGCCAATTTTTATTTTTATTGACCTCGCTAATAACTTTTTCCACAGATAATGGGTTGTCTTGAGTGCTTTTATAGAGATTAGTAATGTCAATATATATGTTATTATCATTAGAAAAATCTGTTTTTTCTTTTTCTAGTATATTTAATGCAGTGATTATAATATCATTTTCTTTTTTCTCATCTTTAAATTCTTTCAATCTATCCGTTGTGTATGAATAAATGATTAGTGGATTATTCATTGTTTTCATCCTCTTTCATATCTAAATCTTGAATTATTGCAATTAAGTCTATATATGGTAAATTTTCTTGTTCATTTTTCTCATTTTTATTTGTACTTTGAGTATTTGATTTTAATAGTTCATTTCCCATCGATAATTCGCTTTCTCCTATTTCTTGAAGATAGTTAAAAGTATTTATATTTTTGTATTCATAGTTTGCAGTTCTATAAATACCTATAATATTAACTTTGCCTATTTCTAAATCATATATGGAATATTCATTTTCAAACTCTTTTTCTGCTTTTATAGGGATACTTATATAAAACTTCTTTCCATTTGGATCTTTTCCTATTAAACTATATTTGTAATCTTTTAATAAAATATTAGTTATTGCATTGATATTAATGTTAAATGTTTGTCCATCAGAATCAGCTGATATGGTATTATCTTTAAATGCTCCTGCAATCATTGAATTTATTTGAGCAATTTCATGTTTATTAGTAATTTCTAATTGAACATCATCAATTTTTACTAAATCGCCATTTCTAATATTTTTAGGAGTAAAATCTTTACATACATCTATTATTTCACTTAAATAGGTAGAATTAGTATTTTTAATTTCTTGTAGTTCTTTGTATTCGTAAGTTTTAGTATTTGAATTTTCATTTAAAATATTTGGGGTTATTTCTCCTATATTCTTTGTTATTTTGCCAGTAGCACCAATAGAATATTTGTTAGAATATTCGTCTCGGAAGCTAAATTCTTCTTTTTCTTTCCTTTTATTATTAATTAACATACAGATTTCGAATACTTTTGAATAGTTTATATAATAAATATTAAAAAGTTTTATTTGTTTGTCAGTTGCCTTTTTAAACAATATAAAAATATTATTTATATGAAACAGTACTATTGCACCAATTATTATAAAATAATAATAATATTCTATTTTAGATAATATTGGCATAAATATCTTTACCATATTAAAAAGTACTATTCCTAAAGTTATTTGCAAAATTATTTTAATTGTTATAGATATTCTATTATCCATATATTATTCCTCCGTTCTTAAATTTATTTCTTATTATATCACTTATTACTGATTTTTTAAATAAATACAAGGTAAAAACTAGAATATTTAATACCTAATTCATTGATTTTAATTTTATTACCAAAGTTTTTGATATAAACATCATTAGAATAATTAAAAACAAGAAACATTATATTATTGATAATTACTTTGTGAGGTTCAACATAAGCCAAATTAGATTTATCAATTTTTCTAATACTTCCATTTATAAATGTAGGAGTAGTATTACAAAAATCGCAAATAAATTCTAATTTCTTTTTAAGTGATTCATCAATAGGTATTTCTTGTTTGATAATATTAATCATAAACACCATCCTTTCTTTAGGATGATTTCTTTGTAAGACACAAAAAAATCAATCTTTCGATTGATTCTATATATCAAGTTCAAACTAAATAGTTCGAACAGATTCGTCAATGGAGCAGGTGATGAGAAAATAAAGATATAGATTATTTAATTATATTTTATAATATTACCTTATATTTTATAATAAAATGGAGTTAAAATAGATATTTAATAATATTGTTTTATATTTTTTTAAGATGTAAATAAGATGTAAAAATTCATCTATTTTCCTATTAATTCATTATATTTCTTTTGAGTACCACTTAACCAATATTTATTTAATCCTGTTGGATCATTAGCAGCACCTATTGGACAATATTTAGGCTGAATTTTTTCTAAAGTATCTAATCCTATATCAAAGTAATTATACTTTAAATTATTTAGGTAAGCTTCTATTCCATCATCTAGTGAATCATATGATCTTAAACCACTATTGCACATCATACCACCAACATTATTAAGTTCTTTAAAAGCATAAGATGTATAGTTTCCAGTTTCATGCTTAGAAATAGCAATTGATATTAGTATTTGCTCCTCGCTTAAACCTATTTCTTTTCCCTTATCTGATATTTTACAAGAAATACTATCAAATGGACATACTTGCTCTTTTTCTTCAACTGGTGGAATATATGTAGGTATAGAAGAGAGTTTTATATCATTCAAAGATATTTGTATTTCTTTTCCATTTTTTCCGAACACGCTATAAATATCTAACCCTACATTAATAATTAATAAATAGATTATTGCTACTTTCATTACTCTAGGCAATTTATTAAATAGTTTCTCAATCAATCTATTAAATGCTTTCAATCCAAAATACATTGCAGAAAATATCCCAACTATTAAATAAATCATATTCTTCAAAATACTCTTAAATAATTTTGCCATCTTTCTTTTTAATTTGTTTTTTCTGGAATATCTAGTAACCCTACTTTCCATATTATTGAGCCACCTTTCCAAAATCAACAACATATTCACCATCATAAATAGGAACATATTTATCACTTGAATTTTTATAAATTGCTATAACCAATTTTACCCCTTTAATTATCTTTTTCATTTGACATTTGTAACGAACTATTATATAATTTTAGTAGGAAAAGGATTTTACTCCTTTCCTACAATAACTATATTTTTATATTTAATAAAGATATAGCCTTGATTTGCTAATTCGTAACACTCTGCTAAAGTTAAATTACGAATTGGCTTTTTCTTTATATTGTTCATTACTTCTCCTTTCTGTAAGATTCTTTCTTTATCTTACATATTAATTATATCACATTTAGTACTATATGTCAATACTTTTTCTTGATTTTTAGTACTAAATGTAGTAAAATAATATTAGGAGGGATAAAATGAGTGATTTTAATCAAAAAGAATACATCAAAGATTGGAAAAAAGAAAATTATAAACAATTCAAAGTAGAGTTAAAAAAAGAAGAAAAGGAAAATCTTGATAAAGAACTCAAAAAGCACAATTTATCTGGATCTGATTTTGTTAGAATAGCATTCGATTATCTAAAAAGAGGAAAATTAAAAAAAGAGGAAAAAGACCATTAGTCCAATTCCTCTTTTATTTTATTCTATAATAATCTGAAATTTTGTAGCAGTTACTCCATATACACCAGCATAACCATCTTGCCCTTTGGTTTTTTCATTATCATATTGATAAGGATAATTATTTACTTTATATTTAGCTTTTTTGTATGGTCTAATATTTTTAGGAGTATAATAGTAAACTTCTACACAATCGATTATATTGCCATTACCAGCATAGCCATTTATCTTATCTTTTATGTTATAATCAGTAACATAAGGAAGCCATCTTCCTTTAACTATTATATTTCCATTATTATCTTTAATTTCTTTTATGTGTACTCTATATCTAACAGAGCCTTTATCTACTTTAATGGCAAGACCAGTTATAGGACTATTCTCGTAACCAGCATAATCCTCTAGATTTTTTACTTCTTTTAACCAGCCATGCTTTTTAGTTCTAGCCATATAATAAACATTGACTTCATTTGATGTACTTTCATTATTAATTTTGTTAGCCTCATCAGCAATATATTGCATTTTACTTCTTAGATAATCTCCAGGGCAAGTGGTATTAGTAAACATACTATGCCAAGTTAAGTTCTTCCCTGGTACTAATGTTCTTAGTCCTCTTCTCTTAGCAATATCTGCAACCAATTTAATAACAGCATTTAGAGTGATGTCGTTAACATACCATGAATTATCATTGTCTGATATTTCGATAGTTATTGATTTACAATTGCTATCCCAATTAGAGTTTGTCCAAGCGGTATCTTCTTCATCAACATAATTAGCAATACTGCCATCATAACCAACACCATAGTGAGAACTACCATATCTGCCTTTCGCTTGAAATATTCTACCACATTGTTTTGCAGTTAATCTTCCCGCCATATGATGAATAGTAATTGCTTCGATGTTTCTACCACTTCTGCCTTTAGTATAATTTCCCTCATCTGCAGGTACTACTATTTGTGTTAAATTAGATCTACTCATTAATAGTCACCTCTTTTTTAAAATCTTCTTTTTTTACTAACTTATTTTCCCATTTTTTATATGCATCAAGATAAATCTCATCTTTTTCACCATTATAAGTTAATTCATAATACATACCATCAGTAACATTAGTGCTTAACAAAGCCTTTGAATTTTTTAAAACCTTACACATCCAAACAACATACACATCTTTGATGCCAATTTTTTTATTGTCGGTTACTTCTGCTTTGTTATTAAAATAGTCAATAACAATATTTTTGCATATAACTTCAAATTCATAACTATCCATTATCTACTTCATCTCCCTTGCCATTACTTAGCTCTAGTGCCATTTCTTCTGTAATTTTAATTTCTTCCATACTAATTACCTTCTTTCTTTAATAAATCATTTATATTTTTTCCAAGATCATATGCTCCACCAGTAAGCAAACCTGCTACCATAATCGAAGCATTAAAATCTTTGGTCATTATGTAATTGATAATTGCTACTATTATACCTATTAATAAGTTTTGCACTGGTATTAATTTATTGTTAAATTTAGGATGCTTTTTAGCAATTAAACCACACACATAAGTAACCAAAATTGTTACTAAAGTCATAATTGTTGTAATATCCATCTAAATCACCTCCTACTTCATTCCTAATTTTACAAATATAAATGCTATAATGCCACCTATTAAAGCCGATACTACGATTCCCCAAACAGAATCTAATTTCTTGCTAGGCTTAGCCTCAATTGCTAATACTCGATTGTCTATATTTGTCATATCTTCTCGCATTGCTTTCATCTCTGTAGCTATTGCCTGAACAGATAAAGCAAGATTATGAATATCATCAACTTTCAATTCCAACTTATCTAATCTTTTTGTATTAGATTTGCTTCTCTGCTCAGTCTCTACTAATCTTTCTAATTCTTCTTTTTCCATATTATTCCTTTCTAAACTGCTTCTACTGTCAAATTAGTACCATCATATCTTATATAATTTTCAGAATTAGCAGTTCCATATTGAACAATTAATTGTATATAATCACCCTTTTTAACATCCAAAATACATGGACTAATACTTGTAGAACTCCAAGCTCCTATTCTTCCAACCATACTTGTAAAATCAGTTTTTACACCATTTTTAAAAATCTTAAACCAAAGCCAATCTGTTGTTGCATTCTTGGCGAAAGCATTCATATTTATTTTTATTCTTGAAATATCATCACCAATTTTTATAGAATGATTAGAACTATCAAATTCAAGTTTTAAACCTTTTTTAGAATATTTATTAAAGGCAACTATTGTTTCATCTGAATTTTTAATACTTTGATCCGCAGACAATGTTAATGTAATAATATTTTTTTCCATATTATCTGCACCTAATATTAAATTATTATCTAAATTAACTATTGTTTTATTTTGCATTATTTTTGTATTTAATCTATTTTTTCTACTTCCATTTACCAATTGCTATTATATCAAATGTCATTGTACCATCTGCTTCAACTGCAGGCTTCCATAACCATGTGCTACCAATTGACTTTTTTGTTCTTCCTGAAAAAGATTCACAAAAGCAAGTTGAACCATCAGCCAAATCAATAGATACACTAGGTATTTCTATAAATTCTTGTGCATAATTGCCAAAATTAACTAAATTAGCAGTTTCATAAACACTTCCCCATGCTTTATCAATAACTACATTTGTAAATTTTATTTTCTTTATACAAATCATAATTCCATTTTTATATCGAATCCAAATTCCATTACTATTTGTTCCAGAATCATAAATAGTATTATTATCTAAATAATCTTTTAACGATTGATTATTGTATTCAATATTTTGACTTCTCAATATTTTATCATTTTCTAAATCAATTTTTTGTTTATTCATATAAATAGCATTATTTATTACGCTATTCTTCTCCAACGATAGACTACTATTGATTTTTGAATGTTATTATGTGATTGCCCTCCACCCGCATTATTTGTAGCTATACCATCGGCAATGTTATCCCCATTTGCATATTCAATCCCATAATAAGCACCAGCAGTTTTCCCTAGTGTTATAGGTGTTTCATTAGTATTCCAATGCAGTCCTTCATGTTTATGCTTGGGCATTTCATCAACAGTTAATGTATGTGTACTTTCACCTATTTCCTTACCTATGGTATTAAAATTAGAATCATTAGGATCTATACAGACTGTTACTCTACCTTTTCCATATAATTCCCATGTCCCAATATATCCATCGTCACCTGGATTGTTGGGATTAGTGCTTTCTAAAAAATCACCGATTCTATAATAAGGTCTAGGATATGCAGGATTACCATCTTTGTCATATAATTGAACTGGTATATCATTCATAGTAGTCACCTACCATTGAATAGAAAGAAGTAGAAGTATTAATTAAATTAAATACTTCCCTCCTTTCTCTTTTGAGAAGAATTGCTAAATAATGCAACCCCCCCCCCTCATTAACTTGTAGTTTACTTTTTTCATTTTATCAAATCCTTTCTTTTTTTTAATTTTAAGAATTACTATCTGTTACAACAGTATAAGTTAATACATTTTGAAGTTTAGTATTAATTGCCTGCAAAGTTGTATTTATTGATGTTAAAGATTCAGATATTTCATTAAAATTTGCTATGATTTTATCTTGAAAGCCATTAAACCATTCCGACTCAAATGGTGTAGAAGTATCTGGCAAATCATTAAACTCTTTTTTTACTATTTCTTCCATTTATCTTTACCTCCAATTCTTTTATCTTTAATTTTAATTTTTCAATAATAAGCTGTTGTTCTTTAATAGCTTGTAGACATAATGCAGTCATTGAATAATTGTCAACACCTATTTCTTTTCCATCATCATCAACAGAAGTAATTGTATGTGAATAATTATATTTATCACCAATAACAAATCCTAAATGCTTTTTATGATCATCATTTTCAGATTTTAGATTATATTGATAAATATCAGTTACCATTATTTCTTCAATTGCATTTGTGAACTTTTTAAAATTTTTCTTACTACTTTCTAAAGATGTTTGAGTAAGCACTGGAGTTGTTATACCGGAAGAAAATACACTTGTAAAGTCTTTTCCATCACTCATCATTACTGCTGGAAGTCCTCTGTGCATATATGCTAATAAATAAACATTTGAAGACATTTGAACATTCATTCCATTACCTAACAGTTTCATTGAGGAAATTTCTTCTGTTTGTCCTCCAGTAGATATTAAACTTTTCATAGTTAAACTTGGATTTTGAGAATCATCAATTAAATCAATTTTTCCACTGTTGATGATTATATCTTCGCAAGTTACCTGCCCTTCTTTAGTAACTTTGAATTTATTACTATCAATATCTATTTCATCAGATGTAAGATTAATTTTCTTTCCTTTTAAATTAATTTTATCTGCTTCTATTTGTATTAAAGAACCATCTTCAGCCTTTTCAGTACTCAAATTTATTTGAGCGATAATATTATCTTTATCCGTCTTCTTTAGCAATTTTAGATCTATGTTTTCATTATTTAATGCTATAGATGAATTCATTTCTATTCTAGTTGTAAATATATCAGTATAATCGTTCTTTTTTGCATATTTAAGAGTATAAGTTAAATCAGAAAATGATTTCAAGTATATTTTGTTATATCCTTCATTTAATTCAATTTTTAATAAAGGTAATTCTTCTCTAATCTCCTCATCTAATTCATATAAACTTAAATCATTATTTACACCAATTCTACGAATTATATATGTTCCTGTGTAATCAACTATAAATTCATCATAAACATCATTTAAAACATTAAGTCTTTTTAAATTTGTTTTAATTTCTCTCTTGTTCCCATTAATATCTTCAATTATTAAATTAGAATTCTTAAAAAAAGTATTGCTTCCTAAAAAAGTTTGATTTGATAAAAATAACAAGGATAAATTTCCTTTTATTGATAAATAAAGAACACTACCTTTAACAGCATCTGTAATTTCGATATAATTATTAGCAGTTAAAGTTCTAGTAACATCAACCAATTTGTTTACTGATAAAGCTAAATTATCATATCCTTCAATTAATGAAGTATCTATTTTTCCAGAAGTAATAAAGTTAGCATTAAAGCCACCATCAATAGTCCAAGCAGTTACAAATGTACCATTGATACCAGTATTGCTGAAACCGATACCACCATTATTCATTAAAATAACATTTTTTGCTTGTTCTTTTGGTAATTTGTCTACAATTAATATTTTATCGCCTTCATAAATTACAAAGGAATTTCCTAAAGTACCCCATATTTTATTTGTGGCATCTATAAGTTCTTTTTCTAAAAATGATTTTGTTTCGTTTGAATTATCTTTGGAAATTTCGTTGGCAATAGTATTCATATTTTTCAATAAGTCTTTTAATTTGTTTCTGAAATTACCAAATTCGATATTTTTGTATTTCTTACTAATTACATCCCACTTTACCGAAATGACATTTGTTGTCATTTTTATATTTAATTTAGGATGGTCAACATAGATTGTATCTCCAACATCAGTTATATTGTCCAAATTAGCAGACAAATTATAATTTACTTTTGGATACTTATTTTCTTCTAAATAACTTTGGGCTTTTAATCTTAAATCTGCAATCAATCTTTCTGTAAAATCTTCATCAGATTCATTTTCTTCTTGTTCTAGATTTTGATCTATTTTTACAATTTTTGAAAAAGGAATATCATACAATTTATCTTTAACTTCTAAATATTTTTCTGGAAGTAATAGACCATCTTTACCAACTGGCATAATTTTTGTGACAACATTATCCCATACTTCTTCTGCCTTTATACTAGTAATATTTTTTCTGTATTTTACAACCAATCCTCTGTCAACACCAATATTTTGTTTTATACTTATATTGAAATTATCTCTTACTAAATGACCTCCCCATCGATCAATCAATGTAGTAATTGCTTCACTTAATAATTTCCTAACACATCTATAAGAATTAGTGCTAGTAACATCTGAATTAGTTGTAAATGGTGTTTCAACATCACAATTTTTGTTAAGATAATCTAGTGCATAATTACAATCTTTATCGACTATATATTTGTCATCTATCATGTAATTATCAGTATCAAAATAAACATGATTAGCCTTAACCTTTACTCTTGAATTGGTTTTGTCTATTTTTACTATTCTAAATGACTGATTTCCCTCCGGAAAAGGTGTAGGACAATTGATTATCATACTTGCTTGATAATAATCAACTTTTTCAATAGAATCTTCTACTTCAATATAATAATCCCCATTGTCCTCCTTAAAAACAATTGCAGATAAAGGATGTAATATTTTTATTCCATTATGATTAAATAGTTTTTCACTAGAATCATATACCCTTATCATTATAACCACCTACTTTTAGGATCAATTACTATTCTTGTTAATGTTCCAGTCCAAGTAATTGTATTTTCGCCACTTTTTAAAAGTGGAAATTCGCCTAACATTTGTCTATTTTTTAATACACCATTTAAATAAGCATCTTCCTTTTCACTATCAATAACTACTTGTCCATCTGTATCAAAATTATATTTAAAAATTTCTACTGTATTTAAGTAAAAATGTAACTCACCACTACCATATAAAGTAATAATAGGTTTGGATACCTCCAAGCCTACATTTGTAACTTTTATTTCACTTTGATTAGTTACAGTTACATCTACTTTAGATTCATTTAATTTATATTTATATGGTTGAACTATAAAATTAACATCAGCCTTTCTAAATCTTATCAATCTATTAAAATCAATAGAATCAACTATTTTTGCTTTATAATACTTATCAGATTCATTACTAAATGTTACATTTCCTTCACCATTGAAATATTCAATTATTTTATCTATATCAAAATTTCTTGTTAAACCTATATTCAATTTTTTAGAATATGATTCATATCCTAAGTCTTCTAATAAAGAACCATCAACACCATCTATAACAGTTTCTTTTACTCTCATTTTAGGCTTAGTAATAGGTGGTAATTCACTAATTAATAGACCAGATATAGTATTGCTACTAATACCCTTAAAAGTTATACTATTACTCATGAATATACCACCTCTTCCACAGCATTTGTAACAAATGTCCCCATTTCTTTTTCATCCATTATAACTTTGACATCTTTTAAAGCAGTTTTAAAGGCAATTACCATATTATCAAATGAACCTGAATTTGCAACATTTTGATAACTATTGTTACCAATTTTTGAATTTATTGTTGTATCAAATTTTGTAGGAATTGCATCTGCCATCTCTTGTTGAACATCAGTCATTGTATCAGTAAACCCTTCTCCAATACCAAGTGCTAAGTTTGTTCCTATCTCATCTTTAAATAATTTAGATGGCGAATGAATACCAAACAGATTTTTAATAAATTTAGTAACATTCCCTACCCATCCTTTTATTTTATTTTTGATCCAGCCCAGGCTTCCAGATATACCTTCCCATATGCCTGCCACAAGATTTAAGCCTGCATTTTTTATTGTCTGATAGCCACTAGAAATCCCTTTAACTACAGTATGTATAATCTCAGGAACTCTACTATATAATGTTCCTAAAGATCCAATTATACCAACAATCAATTTACCTATCAATTGTCCTCCTGCCTCTACTATTTTAGGAAAATTTCTAATAAAAGCATCAAATAGTTTTTCAATTATTTCTGGTACTTTGTCAATTAATCTGGGTAGTGCCTCTATAAGTCCATCGGCAAGTCCTAAAATTAACTGGATACCTGCATCTATAATCAAATCTATATTGTCAATTAAAGTTTCTACTATTAAAACTACTGCATCCACAAGTGCAGGTATTAATGTAGGCAAACTTTCTCCTATTCCTTGAACTAATGCTAATATTATTTGAACACCAGAATTAATAATAATCGGTAAACTTTCGATTATATATTGTAAAATATTTCCAACTAAATCACTTATTACAGGCATTAATGCAGGAATATTTTCTGTAATTCCATAAACCAACGACATTATTATTTCTGATGCAGCATCTAATAAATATGGCAAATGCTCCATTAATTTATCTACAATATTTGGAATAACATCAGCAAAACTTGATACTATATTTTGAATTACTGGTAAAACATTCCCAAATACACCCAAATTAGTCTCTGTTCCATCACCAAATATCGTGGTCATAAGATTTTCAATTAGCGAACCCATATTTTTACCACCATTTGCAAGATCTGTTAAGAGATTTTGCCAAGCACTTTTCATCGAGTTTATTGATCCTTCTATAGTAGTTCCTGCTTCTTTTGCAGTTGTTCCTGTTATTCCCATTTCCTCTTGCATTACATGTATTGCTTGTGTTATGTCAGCAAAACTTGAAATATCATATTTTATACCACTTATTTTTTCAGCATCTGCTAACAACCTTTCCATTTCTGATTTTGTTCCACCATAACCTAATTTCAAGTTATCTAACATTGTATAGTTTTGTTTTGCGAACCCTTGATAAGCATTTTGTATCATAGACATATCTGTCCCCATTTTATTGGCATTATCAGACATATCAGTAATTGCCATATCTGCAACCTCCGCACTTTTGGCAGTATCATTATTTAAACTCTGTAATAAACTCGCCGAAAAAGATGTTACCGTCTCCATGTAATCATTTGCGGATAAACCAGCATTTTTATATGCATTATTGGCATAGTCCTCAACAATATTTGCACTATCTTTAAATAGTGTCTCTACACCACCTACTAACTGTTCATAATTAGCATAACTATCTAATGCTTGTTTACCAACATCTAAAAAAGCTTTTCCAATTTCTAATGTTGCACTACCAATTTTTTTTAGTCCTCCAACAATTACATCACCCAAAACATTTGCTTTAAGTACATCGCTAAATTTTAATGCTCCATCTCCCGCATCTTCAAAACCTTTTTTCATTTCTTTGAGTTCTTTATTGCCTTTATCGGTGGCATCTTCCATTTGCTTTAATTGATTTTCTGCATTATTTAGTTGTGTTTTAAATAGTCTAACTGTTTCATTATTGCTACCATATTCTTTTTCCATTTTGCTAAGAGCTTCTTTTAACTCTTTGACTTTATCTTTTTGTGATTGTAATGTATTCTTCATAGAATCATAAGAAGTTTTGGCTTGCTTTATATTTTTGTCTCCATTTGAAAATTCAGTGTTTGTTAGTTTTAACTCACTTGAGACTAATTTTAAATTGCTAGTAATATCTCTTAAAGCCTTTTTGTATTCATCTTCACCATTAAGTTTGACTGTTCCTCCAAAAGAACTTCCTTTTGCCATTTGTTTTTACCTCCCTTCTAATCAGGTAAAAATTCACCATCATGACTGTTTATTTCTTCCAATTCACGATAAGTTGTTTTACTTAATTTAAAATCGTAATGATTTTTATATTGTTTGTATAATTTAAAAAATTTACAAAATGTCATTCTACCTATTTCTTTATCAGAGTAAAGTAGTAAGGTATGACCTACAAAATAAAACCACGAGAAATCTATCTCATCATCATAGTTCTCGTGGATTACATGTTTTTTTGAGTTTCACCAGTATTAGTTGAATTCTTAGCAGTTTCCATAACTTTTTTTAGTATTTCATCAAAACCAATTTCTGAAATTATTCTTCCTACTTGTTTTGAATTCAATAAAGGATTATTGTTTCCTTCTATTTCATTTTCAATTTCAATTCCTTCATTAATCATGATCATAAGACCATTTTTCAAATCTTTTATATTTGGCTCTGATTTGTTGCTAGACACTTTTTCTCCCCAGGCAGATATAGAACCATATTGATCTTGTATTTCTTCCATAACATTCAAATTAAAACACAATGGATAAGTTCTATTTTCAGTTACGAAGTGAACCATTTTATCTTTCATTTTATATTCCTCCTAAAAAAATAAAGGCAGAAAATTGATATTAATCTTCTGCCTTATTTTGATTTTCTTTTTTGCTATTATCGATTACTTTAACATAATCTTTTATTTCTTTATATCTATCCTTAGATACAGTTAATTCTTTATCAACTTTATACAATTCTTTAGTATCTTTATCTTTAAACATACTAATTACTTTTACATTAATCATTTTTCCCTCCTATGCTGATGGTGATAATAAACCATCTAAATAAGTAGTTGCAGCAGAAAGTGTATCAAATGTTTGATGTTTTTCCCAGTCTCCTTCTTTTAAACCATTAAAGGCTTTCTCAAGTCTCATTACTTTTCCCTCAAGTGAAGAAGTATTAAATTCAATACTTTGACCTTTTGTTTTATTATCACTAGTTATTTTTGTAAATCTTACTCTAGGAAAAAATTCAACTTTATATTTCTTTGAGCCATTATACATTTTAGGAACTATGTGACCATAACTTAATTCTGGTGCAATATCATTTTCATTTGATGTTACTTCACCTTCAGTAGTTATAGTTTGACCAAATATTGTTGCAACGAATTTATCTTCATCATCTGCTATAGTAATGTTTAATGCTCCATCAATAAATGAATCATCATGTTCTGCTAAACCATCATTTGCATATAATTCTGCATTCGCATAATTTGGACTAAATTTTTCGTCTATCACTTTTTCAAATACAGGTACACTATTACCAGTTAATGCTTTAAGTTTACCTGCTTCTTCATCATGTAAATTATATTTTGCTATCTTAAAACCGACTCTAGCCATTTTCTATCATCCTCTCTTTCTCAAATGAACAGGTTTTATGATATAGTCCAGTATCGTCATCTAACATCTCTGAACTATCACCACTCCAAACCCAGTCGTTTTCTTTCATCATTTGTTTTACTTTTTTTAGAATATTTAAATAATTTTTATCACTATATATATCTATATCTAAAGGACATACACTACATAAATCATCATCATTAGCACAAAGTTCAGGAGTTTCATCTAGTAATTTCCAAGTTATAAAAGTTTTTTTGCTTCCTTTATACTTTAAGTGTTCTACAGGTATTTTTACTTTATCAACAATTATTTCATTACCTAAAATTGATTTTACTTCTTCATTCATTAGTTATCACCTATATATTTCTCTTGAACTTTTGTCATTGCCATTTCAATTTCTTTCTTTTTAAAAGACTTTCTCAAGAAGGGTTTTTTTTCTTCAGTTGGAGTTCCATATTCACGAGCCATCGCCTTTAATGGAATAGGTTTTCCTTTTGGATACTTTTTTGTTTTTATACCATCATATCCATAAAAGCCAACATGTGTATTTATTCCACCATCTTTTGGTGTCTTATATACGCGTGTTATTTTCAAACCTTTTTCTAAAGATTTTGTTGTCTTAAAAGATTTTTTCATATTGCTAACAATATTCTTATAAGCAACATTAGCACCTTCTTGTGTCATTTCACCAATCATTTTTTCCGCATTCTCCTCTAAACCTTTAAATTGTTTAATAAGATTATTCGGTAATTCTTCAACAAATCTTGCCATTACTTGTTTACAACCTTTGCCTGAATTTCTAATTCGATATTTTCTTCATCTACATTATTCAAATACTCTATTGAATACTTTTTATTGTTGTATATGATATTCATATCTCTTGTTATTTCAACTTTTGGATATCTAATCGTAAAATTGGTATAGGCTTTCTCAAAATCAGTATTATTTGAAATAAGTTTATAACCTTTTGTAGTTTTAACCTTAGCGAAAGGCTCCAAAACAATTACTTCTTCGGGTATTTTGAATCCTGCATTGTCTTCTGAATCTTTTATACTAATGATTTTGATTTTTTTATTATATTCTCCTGGATTTTTAACAATTGAACTCATAAAAGATTTCTCCTATGCATATTTAGAATTGTTTCTACAACTCTATTTATATTCTTACCATCAACATACATAGTTCTATTATCATACATATCTTGGCAAAGAATATATACAACGATAATAAAATCTGCATAATCATCCAATGATTCACTATCTTTTTCTTTAGTTTCTATAGGTATTCCTGTATAATTAGATATAAAGTCTTTAGCGATATTTAAATATATATTTAACTCTTCTTGTAATAACTTATCATCAGTTACATCAACTCTGATATAGTTTGCAATATCTTGATAAGTTATATCACTAACTTTTTTCATATTTTTCCCTCCTTTATGAGGTTATTTTTTATTTTTCTTATTATCAGTTGATGTATCATCTATTTTTTCATCTTCTGATAACTTTTTTTCTGCTTCTTCATCTGATACTAGTGTATCATCTGTTTTTTCACTTTCTTTGTTAATAGTAGATAATTCCTCTATTTGCTCTTTTAGCATTTTATTTTCTTCAGTTAACTCATTTATAAGTGAATTAGCAGATTCCAACTCATCTTTTAATATTTTTTCATCATTTGGTGTATATTTTTTTATTAGTTTAGCCTTCATTAAGTCTTTGACTAGGGCATCATTAGGAATATCCCTAATTTCGCCCTTTGCCATAGAAATAATTCCGCTAAAACTTTCAATAGCTTCATATTTCATTATTAAGACCTCCTAAATTAAGCTGCTGGTGCTGTAACGACAGCAATTTTTTGCTTATCTTCTACTTTAGCATCTATTTCACCCCAAGCAACTATACCAATTGCATGTTGTGCTGCAAATAACTGATCTAGGATTTGAATTTCTGTTTTTTCACTTTCTTTTACTGCTAGTCCACTAAAATCACCATAGAAAATAACATTAGCAGATGCTGTACCTAATTTAGAAACATTATCAGAAACATAAACATCTTTTCCTAAAAGAGTATATCCATATTTAGATGAAAGATCTCTATTTAGTAAATAGTTATTATTACTATCTTTTAATTTTTTAATAGCAGTTCTTGTTGCTCTATTCATAACCCAAATAGAATCTGTTTGATAAGAATCAATTACTAAATCTTGAGTTTCAATTAACTCATCAGCAGTAATAGCAGATTTGCTTGCTAAAACCTTTTTCATGTTAGTAGAGTCGTAAGATCCTACAACACCGCTTACTTTAGATGTAGTTCCATTTAATAACTCACCTTCAATAAACTTAGCAATTTTCTTTGCCATTTTATTAATTACCCAATTTGTTAATTTGAAGTTACTATTTTTTAATAATGATCTACTGATCTTTGTTAATGCACCATATAAGAATCCTGTTAACTCAATAGTACCAAACTTATTACTATGTGATGTTAAATCAGTAAACTCTGTAGCATAACCAACAGTAACACTATCAGTAGAAGTATCTTCTGTAGGTATATTTACTGTTCCTGGAATATCATAATGAGTAGCAAGTCTATAAACAGGTGAAATTTCTTCTACTTTTTCAATTATTTTATCAACAATTGTTTTAGGAATAACTGCTCCATTATCACCTTTAGTTAAATTAGTAGCATCTGCTCTATTTGTTTTTAGAGTTTGACTTCTAATATACTCTGCAAAAGCATTATAATCATTTCTTTCTTCTACTGAAGTATACATTCTTTTTTCAGCAGCAGTTAGTTCAGATTCATCCTCTGTCTTTTCTGACTTTTCTTCCATCTTTTCAATTTTATTTTCCCTTTCTAGAGTTGCATCTATTGAATTAATTTCTTTTTCAATTTCATCAAATCTTGCAACTTCTTCTTCTGACATTACGCGATTTTCTTTTTTTGAATTATTTAAAATATCTGTCATTTCTTGTCTTAAATCATTTCTTTTTTCTTCTAAACCTTTTTTATTCATGTTTTATCTCCTCCTTCTTTTTTTCTTAACACAAATGTTTAGATTTTTTTTAATCTTCTTAATCTATCTTCATAAGAAGAATAATCAAAGGCTCTATTGCCTTCTTCTTCTACGGCTGAATTTTCAGGTATTGTCTTTTTTTCATCAGCACCTTCTTTTAATTTCTCAAGAATGATATCTGCAATCATTTCTGCAACCAATTTTATTTTCTTTTCTTCCTTTTCAATGTTGATTAATTCATGTTCTTTGGTAATTTCATCCCAGTTGTTATCTTCTTTTTTATCAACAGCCTTATGTTTTTTTCTTGCTTCTTCTTCGATTTCCGCAATAGTAGATGCTCTATATTCAACGACCTTTTCATTTTCACTTCTTGCTTCTATGCTTGTACCATAATAAGCAGGCGACTTTGTATCATCTAATATAGATACTTCTAACAAATCTAAACTAGTAACTGTTCTTGTTTCACTATTACCATCTTTACCTAACTCATCAGAATTAGCATAAAAGCCAAAACTCCAACCAACTAATTTATTGTTTTTAGCCTTTTCTATTACATCTTTATCGGTAATAGTTACTTCTGCTCTAAGACCTATGTTATCTTCTTCGAGAATTGCAGTTCCATCTTTTGTTGTAGCCAATTCTCTATTTTCATCATGATTTAAAAGTACTTTTACATCATCGTTTCTCTGCAATGCACTTTTAAATACTCCGGATCTAATTCTTTCAATGAAAGTTCTTACTTTTCCATGTAAAGATTCCCTAATAGGCTTTGAGTATCTTTCAACCGCATTAACATATCCATTAATGACAACAGAATCTTCTCTAATTTCTATGTGCATTTATATCACCTCCTTCACCATTTATATTTGAATTAACATTTTTATCAGTATCAGGTGAATTATCAATATTTATATTTTTATCAACAGTTCCAGACTCGCCCATTTTAATTAACTTGTTCGTATTAGGAACATAAATCTCACCAGTTTCTGGATTTAATAAAACATCTCCAAGTCCTAAATTAACCATATCTAATCCTGGTAAAGCATCATCATCTTCCATATAACGAATCTCATTTCTTGTTTTAAATCCTGTTTCTATAGCGATTTTATAAGCCTCAAATCTTTCTTTCATTAATCCTTTTAACAATTCATTGAAATCAGGAGCAAAATAAAAAGATTCTTTCTCTTTTTCGAGTAAAAAATCTCTATTTAAGGCAGTGGTAAATGCAGTAGCAATAGGCATTATAGCACTCTTTATAAAATTGTTATAATCACTAGATATGTGAAATATATCTTTTATTTCGCTGATAAAAGTTATATTTTTTTCATTTAATTCATTTTCTTTAGAAGTATTACTTGCTTCATCAAACTCTAATCCATCATTTAATACAACTGTATTAGCATTTCCTAAATAATAATCTTCCCAAGCCTTTTTTAATGCTTTTAATGCTTTCTCATCGAGATGTTTTGGAGATTTTAGAAAACCTTTACGAGAGCCACCAGTAAGAATCAAATCATATTCATACAATAATCTTTGACGAGCAGTTTTTATTGCTGTAGATATTTCATTAACCAAACCTCTTCCACTAGCACCATCTTTGGTATTTCTCAAAAGTTTGATAAAGTTATAATCATCATATTCCTCGCCTTTTATTAATATCTTGTAAGACTTATATATTGGATCATAATTTTTATTAATTGTAACTTCTTTATTTTCTACATAAAACAAACCAGAAAATTGATTTTTTATTTTTTTTATGTATGCATATCCACCCTTACCTAATAAGTAATCTTCACACATTGCTCTTTTCATTTGAAATCCATCAAGTTTATCTTTTGTATCATCGTTGATAATACGAACTCTAGGATCATCATAAACTTCTTCTGCTTTGAGTTTGTCTTTATTTTTAACAGTCTTATATAATTTAAAAGGAATCATTGCAAATGTGTCACAAATCAAATTAACTGAACTACTTATTACTGGAATAGACAGTGCAACATCTCTATCAACTACAGTATCTTTTAAAATAGCATTCAATAGTGGGTCTTCTAAAGATTCAGCAGTAGCTTCTGTTTCATCTCTTTTATTTTTTGAAAATAAATTAAAAATCTTCATTTACTATCACCTCCTTCCTAGAAAGTTTGCACTATGAATCCATCTTCAAAGATAACATCTTGCTCAAGTAGATAACAAGCATTGATTAATGAGACTACCATATCTACTTTTCCTCTAGATTTTTTCTTTGTTACATATCGATTCATATTTGTATCAAAAGTACATCTTGCATTTTGAAAATTAATTTCAAGCAACTTATTATCTTCATATTGAAACTCTCTATTAGATATTTTTTCAAATAGTAACTTTGTTGGAGAATGCAAAGTATCGGAATGTTGTCGAATCTGTACACAATTTATTCCATCATATTTACCGCCATCTCCACTTTCCCATTTTTGTGCAGAAGACATTGCATTATATCTATCATAGCCAAGAGCCTTTATCTTAACATTATATCTTTGTTCTATATGAAAAACAAAATCTTCTATAACAGCATAATCAACAGTCTTATTTCCACATGCAATACATTTTAATGATTCTATAAAACTTCTATAATTTATTTTTTCAAATTGTGTTTTCTCATCAATTCTTCCTTCTGGAATAAATGCAATTGCATCAGCTAGTATTTTTCCATCATCTTCAGCAACCATTCCAACAGAACAATTATCGTTTGACATTGAAAGGTCAACGCCTAAATAAACTTCTCTACCAGACCAATCTATATGAGATACTTTGCATTGTAAGACATCATTGATATCAACATAAGATTCAGTTCCCTGACCTTGATAAATAATATTACAATGTTTAGTAAGAAAATTTTCTCTTGAATTTTCTATTGCTATTGCTCTAGCCCTTTTTTTCAATAGATCTTGCCATATTTCTGGAATCTCCAATGCTACAGGGTTTGCTTGCTTAAGAATAATATCATCATCAGTCCAATTTTTTGGATTATCAGGTTCATATAACAATGCAAATATAGTTTCATCTTTTTCAAGTTTATCTAAAACTCTTTTTGAATAAGAAACCTCATCTTCAAGCGGATTATCAGCGGTCGGATATTTAGTTGAAATAATACAACCTAATTTATTTAATATGTTTAATTGTCCAGATCTCATTGCTTCGATTGCATAAGAATTTGGTAATGCTCCAACCTCATCTGCCAAAAAAACATTTGGAAGTTTACCATCCATACGAGAATTTGAATAATTTAAAGGAAAATATTTACTTCCCTTTAAAAGAAATTCTATCGAATCTCTTAAAATCTTAAATCTCGGAGTATCTTTATGAAGATAGAGCATAGGACTTGATTTTAATGTTTCTTCGATTGCATTTTTAACTTCTCTAGATAAAGCACCATCTGGAGCAACAGAATAAAACTTACTAAACTTTGGTTCCATTAAAAAAAGCAAGATAAACAGTGTCGCTATAGTATAGGTCTTAAAGTTTTTTCTTGCTATTTCTAAAATTGCTGTCTCATACTTTCTTTTTTCTGGGTTATCTCTTCTAACCACCGCCAGAATAGAAATATAAAAAAGCCATTGATAATTACAAGTACACTCATATAATGGTGTACCCGCTTTTAATCCTTTTGGCATTATTAACAATTTTAATATATTTTCTATTTGTTTTACTTTCTCTTCATTAAGATAATATTTCTTATCTTTACCATTTGCAATTTTAATAAACTCTTTACATTGCTTTTTAACATATTTAGGTACATACTTCGAACGAAGACACCATTTAGCATATTTGTATGCTTTATTGTCCATTATCTAATTCCTAATGCCTTTAACAACTCGTCCTCATTCTCTTCTTCACCCTCATCAGTTCTCAATGATTTAATAATTTTAATTAGAATTGCAACTGTCTGATTAGCAGCAGTCGAAGTTTTATTAAATTCACTGATTGCTGGATTCGTATATAAGTTCTTTCTTCCTTTAACATATTCTTTTGTTACCAATGCTCCACTCTCATTTATCTTTTCTTTTAAATCACTAAGAATCTTAAGTTGAACTTGATATCTTTTGAATGTAGTTAAGAATAAAAAGTTTTGCTCTACTCCATGTTGTTCAGCAATCTTCAATATCTCACTTGCTTGCTCATCCAAACTCATTTCCAACACTCCTTTCCAAAAAAACATACGAGAAATTATATTTTGTGTGAACAGAGTGGATAGGTGAGGTCTTTTATCTTTAAAAAGAAATCACTCTTCAATGGTAGGGGGGATACCTAAGACTATATCACTTAATATCTCTCTAGGTATAGCTCCTGAATCAGCCATCTTATGGTGATAGTTACATAGAGTGATAAGATTATCATTGTCTAATCGTTTGTTATAATCTTCGTTAATTGGTACGATGTGATGTACCTCTAACTTATTATAGTTATAAACATTAATCGTATTGTATAACTTGTTTATACAAACCTGACATAAGTATTTATCTCTTTCTCTTATCTCAATACTCTTATTTGTCCATCGTGTACTTCTTCTGAATCTATCCGCTGCATCACTATTATCTTTATTTTTATACTTTCTATAAGGACATATATGATCTTGTGGCACTATACCACAGTGACTACAAGTCTTTAACATGATCACCATCTCCCTAACAATTAAAAAAGACAATAGTTATTTTCTACTGTCCCTTTGGAATACTTCCATGATACCATTGTAACACAAGTTTTGTAAGATTTTGTAAGATTTTGTAAGAACTTTACTTTTTTTTATTTTTTTTAATAAGTTCCTGTTCAAGTTTTGCTATATCACTCTTAATTTGTTTTAATAAATCGTAAGTATATTCTCTTGCAAATGCTATATCTTTTGATATTTCTTTAACTTTAATATGTTGTATAAAGTATTTATAATAAATAATATCTTTAGTCTCTTTACTATCTTTTAATTCTTTTTCTGCATCTAGCATTTGTCTATTATATACTCCTAATAATTCTTTTGCTAATTCTTCTTTTGAATCTAACTCTATTTTTCTAGTTGTTAATTCCATCATCTTATCATTACTTGACTTATTACTATTAACAACCTCCCTCATTTGAGAAGTTGTAGATAACATTGAACTTATGATATCTGCTATTTCATTTTGGATATTCTGTAATTTTGTTTTGGCTTGTTTGTAATTATAATATGTAACAAAATATTTCTTATAATTCATCTTAAGCCTCCATCTTCCTATTTATTTTTGCTGCCAATCCAAGCTAATATTAATATTGTAGTACATATAATTAATGTAATTAAGACTCCATTACTCATCTAATATCTAATCCTTTCTAATTTATTTTTCTTTTCTTTCATTGAGGTTTTAGTATATATTGCTGTTGTATTTATATCTTTATGACCTAAAATATCCGCTAATTCATCTAAATCAATTCCATTTTCTTTACATTGTTTAGCAAAGAGATGTCTCCAAGCATGTGGATGGATTTTTTTAGGATTGATTTTTGCACTTCTTGCTATTTTTTTTAGTCTCCTCCAAATAGTAGAATTATTTAACATTTGATTTTCATTTACAGGACTAATAAAGATATAGCCACTCTTTATTTTATGATCCTTACAGTAGTGCTTAAGATCCCTCTTTAATTCGTTAGTCATTATAAGGACTCTTTCTTTGCCTTTGTTATAAGCCCCTTTTATATAATTACTATCTAGATTTTCAACAGTAAAATATTTTAGTTCTTCTATTCTGGCACCTACATGAGCAAATATTTGAATAATATAATACATATCCATCATATTCATTTTTTTAGCCCATCTAAGCATTCTTTTATGTTCTTGTATTTCAATCTGTTCTTCCAAGACTGATTTTGACTGCTCTTTAAATTGTTTTATCCTATAATCTTTATCTTTATTTTCAGAATCACCATAACCAAGAAACTTTAAAAACTTATTAATGACAACTATATATTGATTTCTGCTTTTTATTGAATATTTTTCAATTAGACTATGTTTCCAATCAATCATTAGACTCTTACTTAAAGTAAAATCATTATCTACAAAATCAATGAATTTATCAATTGCATTTTCATAGCTTACTAGAGTTTTTTGAGCCAATTCTTCTAATTTTAACATTTCTATAAACTCTTTTTTCTTTTCTTTTAGATTTTCTTTAGTCATAATATCAACTAATATATACCTCCCTTCTCTCTATTTATTTAATGCAAGATATGTATATTATTATATTGCACCTAGTAGACATTGAATTAACCTTTATATATCAATGCTTTAACTAGTTTTTACTATTAAAAATAGTTTTTATGATTTTCAGTAGTGTTTTTAATAAATTTAATACCGTATTTTTCTTGTAGTTCTTTTTCTTTTTTATTAAATTTAATATCAAATTCTTTTTTTATTGAACTATATAGTTCCTCTTTTTCTTTTTTATAAGAATTAAACTTTTTTTCACATTCTTTACATACATCATAAAATTGGTCAAAATCAGTAACCGTTTGATAACTTTTGGTTATTTCTTTACCACAAATATCACATGTAATTAATCTCATTTATTTATTCACCTCCTAACATACATCAATAATTCCATCTGGATTATCTTCACAACAATTTCTCATAGCTTTAATTGCTTCTAATAAACCATAATAAGTTCCCCAACCATTTTCAGGATTTAGCTTTTCATACTCCTCTTGATTCACTATTAAATCTTCAATGGCTTTTTGTAAAATTGGTAATGCTTGTTTACAACTCATACCATCTAATGCTTTGAAACCTCCAGGAATACATTTATAGTACATTTTTGAAAGATTATAAGTAATATTCCTATCAAATATCTCAACTTCTCTTGTTGCTCTTACTCCTATATCTAAACTCATTTATATTCACTTTCCTTCTTAAAATATATTTCCAAATAGATCATTAAATTTGCTAGCAGCTTTAATATTTTCTATATCTTCATCGGTCAATGCCTCTATTTGTTGATTTTGAATTTCTTCAATGTATTTTCTTTTAAGTTCTTTAAATTTATCAAAAGTAGTTAAATCTTCTTGCATTAATATTTCTAATATCGCATTTAAACATGCGGATACTTCATTTTGATAATCTAATTCTTGATTTTTACCGCTATATAAAAAATCTTTTAATTCTTCTTTTTTCACCTATTCATTTACCTCCATAAACAATTCTTAAAATATTCAATAATTTATATATTATTTTTATTATTTTTCATATAAAAATCTATATTTATTAAAAAATATCAATTGTTTCGTTTAATATTTTTTTTCTTATTTTCCTATTCTATCAATTTTTTTCCTCATATTTAGATATTCCTTACCAGCTGAAGTCTCAAAATATTTGTTACATAAGTCTATTGAACAATTGATTGCTATATTTGCTATTTTGGTTATAGTTTCAATAACCTCTTCTGGTTCTATTCTATTTGCAATGCAACAATTAGCAAAATAATGTTTTGTTTCATCGCTCATATTCTTGATAATACTAGCATTTGTAATGTTAATATGTTTTATTCTCGGATGTTCTTTAACCACAGCATGATGCTCTTCTGATGTAACAAGTTTTAGATATTTTGCTGCCTTTGTTGTGTTCTTTGATAATTCTTCACAAGCTTTAATCGATTTTGTCATCTAATCCTCCTATTATCTCTTTATATTTTGATAAAACATCTTTAACTCTAACTACTGAAAATATATCATTTTCATCTTCTAACATATCTTCTAAATATTTTATAAACTTTTTTCGTTGGTTTTCATATTCATCTATTACAGTAAAGTCATCTCTCAATTCTAATATGGTATCTTCTCTTCTATCATTGCTTCTCTCTAGGTAAGCCATTCTTTCTTTTAACTTTCTATTTTCTTGTTGCAATTCTTCGATTTTTTTACTATTCCCAATTCTTCCACTACAGTCTGTTCTTTCGCAATATTGCTTCTTTAAATTACCGTTTTCTTGTTTTAATTTCTTAATTTGTTGCTCTAAATATGCCGAACAATCATCTATATTTAAATATGCTGTTGATTTTTCAAAATCTACTTCTAATAAACCACTTTCTAACATTTTGTTAAATATCCCTAATATTTTTACTATTTGTTCATAAGTAATCGTATTTAAATCAATCTTATTCATATTTCCACCTCTTTAAATATAATAAATATTTTTTTTTTCACAACAATCCCCCACAAAAACCCGCCACAACCATTATCATCTAAAAATACATTTTCATTTATATATTTTATTGCTTTATTAATTACTTCATTTTGTTTTTTTATTTGTCTTTTTAACTCAATTTTTTCTTTTAAAAGATTATTATATTTTTCTTGTAAATCACTCAAATTAAGCATTTCATCAGGGTTTTCTGCTAGTTTTTTTAAAATATTTTCACAAGATTTATGCATATATAACTTTAACTCTTCTTTAGTCATTTTATTTAAATCCCATTCCTTCATATTCCCAAAATAATGTTTTATCATATTTGCCACATTTTTTGCAAATATGATAAACAGGTTGTCCACTTACTAATAATGGATTATTATTAGTATAATATTGATATTCGTGTTTACAAAACAATCTTTCAACAGGATTTTTTCTCCAACTGATTGCCCTTATAATTATTTTGTTTTTCTTATTCATCATTCCACCCCTTTATCATCATAATTAATCCAATAATTGCTCCTATACCAATAACTCCCCAAAATATTAATGGTATATATAATATAAACATTTAATCCTCCTTATTTCAACCTTATTATCTAATTTCTAATCTTCCTTATTCAACATAACCATCATAAATTCTTACAACACAATCTATTTTTTCATCTTTTTCTTTGTAAAGATTAATAATAGTTTTGTCTGTATCAATAATCAATGAATGATAAATATTTAATAATTCTTCAAGAGTGTTTATTTCTTTGACTTCTTTATAATCCCAATCACTTGCTTTTGATATTACTACTTTCATTACTTTTCTCCTTTTAATTTATTATTCGAAACATTAACCACCTAATCGAGGGTCATATGCTTCCCATTTATAATCATCATATTCAGTAACTTTATCTAATGTTATATTACCTTTAATTATTTCTATTTCTTGTACAAATTGCATTCCACGCTCAAACCCCATTATTCTAAAATCTACATTATAAATTTTAGATATTTCTTTAAAATAATCAGGTTCTAACCTCCAAGCCTGTTTAATATCTAAATAACATATTTCTTCATCAGTATCTTCAAGGTCTTCTAAATACCATTCAATATTTTCTTCTATAAAACATCTCCTGCTATCTTTTATATATAACCAACTATCATGTTCACTATCAGTCTTTTCCACGAAATAGCAGCCCCAGTCATCAATTTTTACACCTAATGGATATTTGGTATAATCATCATTTGCATCTATTGGGTAACCGTATCTTTCTATTCCATTATTTAAAAAGTTTAATAAATCTTTTTTCTTTCCCCTCGCTTTTAATACCCCTTTGCACCAATTTGGCATAAATCACTCCTTCTTTCCATTATTTGTTTTTTTATTTTAATTTATTTACTTCATCAATTAATTCATTGATTTTTGCTCTATTGTGTGTAATATATCTTGCCAAAAAAAGTTTATCTTCAATATTACCTTCTTCAAATTCTAATCTTATAATCTTCTTATCTTCTTCTATTATTTCTACTTCATTATTTATAAAAAGACCTGTCTCCTTTTTAAATAAATCTTGAAATAGATAAATATATTCTTCATCAATATCATTTCTGTAATAATCTTTTGCAACTTTATCATATTCCCAAACATAACCTTCATATTTTATCTTTTTTGGCATTTTTTCGCCTTGCGATATTTTTACCAGTAAATCTATTATTTTCATGCTTAATTTCCTCCTAATCTATCTAAAATATTATTTTGTGTTATTTTACTTAAATAACCACCACTATATAAACATTTTATAAACTGTTTAGTGTCTTCAATTAATACTTGTTGTTCTTCTATTATCTTTAATATTTTTATATAATCTTTTAAAAGTACATATTCAATATTTTTATTAATTATAATTGGATGTCCATATATTGTCTTCATTTACTTTTCGCTTCCTTTAAAATATCTTCAATAGAAGAAATCACTTCAAACAATGCAGTTCTACTTGCTCCATTATAATAAGAGTGTGTGCCTATTTCAGAAAGTTGTATCATATTTTCAAACAATTTTTGTAATTTTTGATTTTTTTCTTTTAAATCTGATATACATTCGAGTAAACTATTCCAATCTATTACATCTAATTCTAAATTAACAAGCATTTCATAGTTGTACCCATCATCAAGATGTTTTTTTATTTCTTTTTTAACCTTTTTAATTACTGTTTCATAATTCATTACTTATCACTCTCCTAAACCTAACTCCTTTAGTGTATATTCTTTATATAATTCCATACCTTTATACATAGTACCTTTTTTAAAATAAGGTAGGCTTATTGCCTCATCATTCAAGCCAATGCAAATATAATCATCAAACATTTTTCTTTTTGCTATAAATTCAATTCTATCTTTAAATGGTCTAATAACTGCTGATAAGTACTCTTTCTCTTTCTCATCTAATATTTCTTTTTCTACTATATAACCATTTTCTACTTCTATTGTTCCTGTGTAATTATTTGGCAGTTTTTTAAAGAATGTTTTATTTTCTTTTACTAATTCAATACCTTTTTCATCTATTATATAAACTTGTTTTGTTTTAATATCTTGTATTAGGTATATGTCAAGGCCGTCTTCATGCGGTGCCTTTACTTTTATTATATATTCATTATTTTTATTAGGTAATTCTTTTTCCTTCCATTTTTTCTTATATTGCATAGCACACTTATTTATCCATGTGTCATATGTTGGAAATGTATATTCATTCTTTATTACTTTAACTTTATCTCCTACTTTAAATTCCATTATTTATCACTCTCCTAAATTATCTATAAACATTTTTAATTCTTCTAAATTACTATATCTGTAACCTCTATCATCAATGTAAAGAATTCCTACTGCTTTTTCGTTTGTTACTCCAACAATTCCTTTTTTATTCCAATACATATTTTTATCTAAGTCTTTATTAAATATTTCAAATTCAACACCTAAGTCTAACTTTTTCATATGTTCTACTATTTGTTTAGCTGGTCTATTACTTGATATAACAACATAATAATCTTTCATAAGTATTTTTATATAGTCAATAATATTTGTGTCAATTTCACCATAAATAGATCCATCTTTCCAACCATTATAACCAGTATGTATAACACCATCAAAATCAAATACTATTGTTTTCATCTTCGTTTCCTCCCTTGCTACCGACATTCGTATCAGTGCCTATTATTTCTTTATATTTGTTTAATACATCTTTAACTCTAATTACAGAAAATATATCATTATCATTACTTACACCTCTTCATCTTCGTGTAAAAAATCTTTATAATTTTTAACTAAATCTATAAAATCATCTATTGTATCATTATCATCAAATTCTTCTATATCTGGTTGTTCCTTTAACTTTGCGGTTATTTTTATTAATTCATCTAATTCTTTTATTTTCATTTTGGTTTCTCTTTTCTTTTAATTTTATTATTTGAAACATAATATAACATTTCTTAAATGGAGGTGAATATTTTAACTTTTTATTTAACATAATTATTCTATTTTCTATCTTAAATATTTCCATTGTTTTTATTAATTCATCTTCCATCTCTAATTCCTCTTTATAATTTTTTTAATTTCTTCTGGAGTGTAATACTTATTGTTATACTTTATTCCTATTTGCTTTTCTCTTTTATACAAGTCTGCTATTAAAAATTTTCTATATTCTTTTGCAATAAGTTTGTTTTTACTCTTATTAAATGATGATGCTATTTCAATATCATGTTTTATTTTTCTTCTCTCTTCTCTTATTTTTTTCATTTCCTTAATTACTCTATAACATTCAAATGTTGTTAATTTTTCGTTTTCAATTAGATGTAATAAATCTTGTTCTTTTAGATCTTCTTGACTAATTTTCTCTGATAAAGAATCACAATAATCATCTATTTCATCTAACTTGCCGATTATAGACTTTATTTCTTCAATTAAAAACATATTTTAATTAAAGATAATAGACATTAACATTAGAATTGCAATTAGAATAAAGAGGAAAATTACAGATATCAGAGAGCCAATTTTTGGCTCATCTGCTATCAACTTATTTAATTTTTTCAGTACTTCATTTATCATTTTTATCTGTTTTCTCTTTATTAAATGGACTAGAGAAAAGTGAAGTTGTTTTTGTAAATATTTCTGCACACCAAGAACCAAAGTTTTTTGCAACTTGAAATAACATTTCACAGGCTGCTTTACTAATTAAATCATTACTTGGAGACCATTGAAAGCCAAAAGTTTTATAAAAACATTCATCACTATTTTTCAATTTAAATATAGTCAATTCCAATTTTGGTATTTTAATAATTCCTAAAATATCATATTGAACAAATAAATATTCATCATCTTCTGACTTTATGATACCTATAAGAGGAACAAAATCTTCATCTGATTTTTTCTCTCTTAATTCTTTTTTTAATCTTGCCATTTCAAATTGATAATCTTCACACATTTTGATCAAGTTACTTACAGTGGATTTAGAATCATTTTCTGTCAATAATAAATTGTTTTTGATAAGTTGTTGTATAACAGTTCTTTCAATTTCAGACAACCTTTTATTTGTAATTAGATCAAAAGTACAATGATACAGATTTCCTTTTGAAGTAAAATGACTTTTTTTAGGTACATTGATATTTAAACTTTTTATATCATGCGATTCTTTCATTTCTTACCTCCTTAGGCTTTCTATAAGTTAATCCTTTTCCTTGTTTATTTCTTGAAACAAATACAACTTTGCATAATTTATTTTTTGCTCTATAATATTTTTGTTTCTCTTTATAAGTTAATTTTTCTAATTCTTCATCAGATATAGAAACAATTTTTAATAATTCTTCTAATCTATCTTTTTTATTTTTATCTAACATAAGATACCTACTTTCTTTTTTTAACATTTCGATAAGCTTCTGATTTTATTATTTGATTAAGTTCTTTTACTTTTTTTCTTAAGTTTCTATTTTCTTTTTTTAGTCTTTCGATTTCTTGAGGCTCACCAAGTTTATTCATAAATGTTTTATATAGTTCATCCTGAATAGTACTTTTTAATGATTCATTTTGACTTTTTAAACCATTATTTTGTATTTTTAGTTTTAATACAAATGGTACTGCTAAAGCAACCTTTTCCAATTTATTCATACTATTCTTCTTCTTTATTGTTAAAATCAGAAAATATAACTTCTTCAAACATTTTTCTTGTTTCAGTATTAATTGGATGACAAACATCTTTAAATTCTCCAGTAGATTGTTTTCTACTAGGAAATGCTATAAACATTCCTTTATCACCATCAATTATTCTAATATCTTCAATAGCAAAACAGTTTTCAACAACTACACTTGCTAAGCCAATTAGTTTTGATCCTTCCTTTTCTTCTAATTTTTGAGTTTTAACACTAGTAATTTTAAACATTTTCTTTTCCTCCTTCATTATTTTTTCTAGGTGATTTTCTAGTTATTTCATATTCTTTAAGTTCTTTCATTGTTGGTCTATTTTTTAAACTTTTTATTTCTTTATTTAAGTTTTGAATTATAGTTGCTGCTTGTTTTAGATCTCTATCTTTAAAAGCAAGCATATCTTTAAATATATTTATTGTTTGAAATGAAGCATTTCTTTGTTTTGTTAAACCTCCTACTCTTCCAATCAATTTTTGATATTTTTGATTTAACATATTTAATTTATTTTCTAAACAAATATTTTCTTGTACTTTAGATTCAATAAGTTCATTTTTACGATGAATTTCTTTAGTCAACCGATAATTATCTAAATTTTTCAAACCTAACTCTGCATTTGTTTTTTCCAGTTCCTTATTCAAATTATTAATTTCATCTTTAAGACTAGCATTAGCAGAAACTTCTTCTTGATATTCTTTTTTTATTTTAAATAGATTTAACATTTTTCACCTCCCTCTTTATCTATCTTTTCATCTTCTTTTAATATTCCTCTTTCAATTAAGGACTTTCTCATTTCATAGATTTTTTTCTTCTTTTCAAAAAGTTGTTTTTTTAACTTTTCTTTTGCTGCAAGATCCGCTTTTATTGAAACACTTAATTCAACAATTTTTCTCTCAAGTCTAAATAATTTAGCAATTTCTAATGAAATACTATCTAGAGTAACTATCTCTTTACCCATTCTTTAATTCCTCCAATCTTTTTTCTAATACCTTCATATAAGCGATATATTGTCTAAGTTGTTTGTTATATACTTTTTTTCTTGAGTTAATTTCTTTAATAGATTTCTTAACTATTCCAAGTTCATATTCTATATCATCTATAGTTTTTAATAATTCAGTTCCTTTTCCTCTTTTATATCCTCTTTTATCACAGTTGCTAATGATTGTTCTGTTCATCTTAATATGACTAACCATATCTCTTAGTGTTCTATCACTTAAACCTGTTAATTGAATTAATTCGGCTTTAGTAATAAATCTATCGTTAGGAATTAGTTCATATAAATCATCATAACTAATCATATATTTTTTACAACCTCATTAACTGTTAAGCCAGTTCCTGGATGTAATATTTCTTCGATTAATCTTTTTTGAAAAGGATCATTAGTTTTATTTTGAACTATAGATAATAAAGTGTTATATTTTATATTAAACTCTTCATCTGTCATTCTCTCTAGTAATTCACGAGGTGTATCTTTATCATAAATATTTTTAATTTGTCTTTGCATATAATCAATAGCAGAACATTTTGAATAGTGAATATCATAACCTCTTAAAGGTATTGGTTTTCCACATATTTGACATATTACTTGAGACTTAAAAACTTTGGATTCTTTTTTTTCACCAATAGTTATAAGTCCTTTTTTCAAAAACCATAGTTTAGGAATAACTTGTCCATAATCTTCAGAATTAAGATGAAGCTCAAATCTCTTAGTAACATCATCATAATCATAATCTTTAAGTTCTTTATACCATTCATCAACTTTAAAGTCATCTACAGTGAATTCTTGATAGTGTGATTTAATTCTTCTAAAGAGATTCTTTGTTTGTTCTTTAGTCATTTGAATCACTTCCTAACTTATTCCACCATTCATCTGAATATTTAATAACATTATTAGGATTATTGCTTTCTGATATTGATACTACATCATCCTCCCACCTTTTTTGGTTTAACCAAGTTGTAGGATATGGAATATATTTACCATTGTCTTTTTTCCAATCTGTTGTGTCTTTGTACTTTTTAAGTTTAGTTATAATTAAATTGAATTGTTCATCTGTTAAATTATTTTTATTAAACCATTCTTCAGTTTTAAACTTATTTACCTTTCTCGGATACTCTTTCCAGAATAGTTCAAATCTTTCTTTATTTATTTCTTTTATATTAATACTTGTATTATTAATACTTGTATTATTCTCTTTGACTTTTTTGTCAATACCCTCTTGACTTTTTTGTATATACCCCTTTGTCTTTTCAGTCAATACCTCTTGATTATTTAACATATAGGTATTCATTGGTTGATTAATAGGAACTCCTATTATTTTTATAACTCTTTTTTCAATTTCTTTAGTTTCATTTTTATAAATAAATTCTACTACTACATAGCCTTTTTCTTTTAAATGACTGATCCATCTAGAAATTGTTGCAGAGTTAACATTATATAATCTAGCAAAATAACTATTAGTAGCCCAACATTCATTATTTTTATTGGTTAAAGAAGTTATTTCGCCATATAGTAATTTTTCATTTGGTTTTAATTCATTATCATACCTTACTATTGCTGGTATAACTGAATAATAATTTGGTTTTTCTTCCATTCTATTTCCTTTCCCCAAAACCCACTAAAGATTTGACACATACATTAATTTGTGATAAAATTAAGTATGTAAAAAGCAATTGAATGACTTTTTATAGTGTGTCGTTTTGAAGCGTGGACACACTTTTTATTTGCTCTATAATATTTAAACTAATAATTACTGCTAGAACAAATGTTAAGAATCCATACATAGTCCAACTTGTCAAAACTTTAGTAATTATAGGATAAATTAATAACATATATAGATCATAAATTATTAATCCTAAACAAGCCGCTAAAATAATTAATTTAAATATATTTATAACTTTAATTTTTGTCTTTTTCATTCTGATTACCTCCCACTAACTTTCTTTAAATAAGCAATGTTAATGCCTAAATACTCTTTTAATAATTCCATAGGAATTAATCCCTTTGGCAATATATATCCTTTTTCCAATACTTTATTTGAAATATTACTTGCAATAGTTCTTGCCCTTGTTTCTCCAATAAAAGCAATTTTCATTATATCTTCAATAGAAGCCCATTGATTATCTAATATTTCAAGTGTTTCACTTGCCGAAAGTTTTTTTACTGGTTTTTTCATATATACCTCCTGTCTGTTGTGATTCTTTTTTTATTTACTTTTTCTCACATTCTAGTTATAATTAAAATAGAAAGTGAGGTGTCAATTATGCAATTAAAGATTAATGAACTTCTAAAAGAGTTATTAAAAGAAAGTAAAAATAATAATATTAGAGTTTATATAGATACTCAAAATAATCATTATGAAGGTAATTTATTATTAGATACACTTGATGATATTGAAGACGACCATATTACAATAACTGAATGTACTACTAAAAATCACCATAATCTTAAAACCTTCTTGTTGAAATCATCAATAACTGCATTCTCTTATAGAATTGATAAAACATTTGAAGAATAATTTTTATTTTTCTTCTTTTTTTACATTAACTATTGAATTAACTTCTAAACGGTCTATTGCTAATTTTAAAATATCAACAGCAGTAGAAACTGAATAACCATTTAGTAAAAATAGTATTTCTTTTACCTTTTTTCTCATTTCTTCCATTTTCTATTCCTCCTCTTTATTAATGTTAATTGAGTTTTTCTCAACTTTACGAGTAAAAAAATATTCTTGAATATTTTCTTCTTTTAATTTTAATACTTTGATAGAATTAAATATTTCATTTTGGGTAAAGTTTTTTTTATTATTTAATTTATAATTGACTGATGCAGAAGAAATATTTATTGCATTAGCAAAGTTTTCCTGTGTATCAAATATTTCTTTAATTCTTCCTTTTAATTTATCATAATTATATTGCATTATTATCTCCTTTCTGTTGAGTTTATCTCAACTACAATATAAGTTTAGCATAACTCAACAGAGATGTCAATATGTTTTTTGATTTTTTCTCAACTTTTTTTTATTTTTTTTACATTATTGTTGATTTTTTCTCAAAATTGCTTTATAATTACTTTACAGAGGAGGGATTATTATGTTAGTAGATACATTTGCCAATCGATTAAAAAAAGCATTAGATAAAAATAAAATGACACAATCTCAATTAGCAAAAAAAACAAATATTGATAAGTCATTAATTAGTAATTACCTATCAGGTAACTACAATGCAAAACAAGACAAACTTTCTTTATTGGCAGATGCTTTAAATGTAACCGAAACTTGGTTAATGGGATATGACACAGACAAAGAAGAAATTAATTCTTTCGATGAATTAGAGCTATTATTTGATAAAAATAAAAATATTCTTACAGAGGATGATAAACAATATATCAAATTTATAATAGAGAAAAGAAGAAAAGATATTGATAAACAATTAGGAAAAGAAGAATAAGTATACTTTTAAATATATAGAAAGTGAGGAAATAAATGAATACCGAAGTAAAAGAAAATAATAAAGATTTAATTTTATTTGAAAACAAAAAAATTAGAAGACAAGAATACAATGGAGAATGGTTCTATTCTATCGTAGATGTAATTGAAATACTGACCGAAAGTGAAAGACCAGAAAAATATTGGAGTGATTTAAAGAAAAAGATTGAAACTGAAGGTGTTTTTGAACTTTCCGAAAAAATCGGAAGGTTGAAAATGATTGCAAAAGATGGAAAAAATAGATTAACCGATTGTTCAAACAGAGAAACAATATTTAGAATTATTCAGTCAGTACCTAGTCCAAATGCCGAACCTTTTAAACAATGGTTTGCAAGATTAGCAGAAGAAAGAATACAAGAAACAATTAATCCTGAACTTGCAATTGAAAGAGCAAGACAAACATATCTAAAAAAAGGATATACAGAAGAATGGATAAGTGCAAGAATTAAAGGCATCCCAGCAAGAAATGCTTTAACTGATGAATGGGACAAAAGAGGAATTACTGACAAAAATGATTATGCTATTTTAACAGATGAAATTAGTAAAGGAACTTTCGGTATAACAACAAAAAAGCATAAAAATATAAAAAATCTAGATAAAAATCAAGGATTACGAGATAATATGTCACCATTAGAATTAGCACTTACAACATTAGCAGAAGTTACTACAACAGAACTTCACAGAACAAATGACTCACAGGGTATAAGAGAATTAAAAGTTGACGCACATGATGGAGGAGAAGTAGCAGCAATAACTAGAAGGAACATTGAAAAAAGAATTGGTAAACCAATAGTAACTTCTGAAAATGCCATCAATTTTAAAAAGAATAAAGAAATTGAAACAAAAAAAGAATAAGTATGCTAGTACAGGTACTTTTTATAGATAAGGAGTAAAAAGTATGAATATAATTAGTTTATTAAAAAGGGAAATAACACAACAAGAACTGCTTAACTACTATAATGCTTGTATAACAACAATTGAATTACCCGATGGAATTAATAGATTTGTATTTAGTTATGAGAATATATATAATATATTCATAAATAAAGATTTGTCATATTATAAAAGAAAAAAGACTATATTACATGAATTAGCACATATAGAATTAAGTCAATTAAAACAATTAAATAAAGATATGTTTGCTTTTTATATTGAAAAATATGAAGATGAAGCAGATAAGTATATTAAGTTTATAATAGAAAATATAAAATAAAAACTAGCACCTATTGCAGTAGGTACTAGAATAGTGCATAAAAATAAAATTGAATCACAACAGACAATCTTTTTTTCTATGCACTCTAATTATATCAAAAACAAATAAATATGTAAATAATTGGAGGTTAAAAAATGGCAATTTATAAAGAAAAAAATAAAAAAAAGTATTCAAAAGATGGTAGAAGTTGGTACTTTAGAACTTACTACAATGATCTTAATGGAAATAGAAAACAAAAGACTTCTAAAATGTTTTTAACAAAAGCAGAAGCACAAGATGCTGAAAGAACATTTTTAATGAATTATGAAAAACAAAAAGATTTAGATTTTGAATCATTAACATTAATATATTTAAAAGAATATAAAAAGAAGAATAAAGAGGAAACCTATGAAAATACAAAAAATAGAATTACTAAACATATCTTGCCAGTATTTAAAAAAACAATGGTAAGTAAGATTAGTATTATTCAATTTGAAGAAATGAAAAATAATATTTCAAAATTAAATATTAAAACTCAAAACAGTGTAATAACCTATTTCAAGTCTATTTTAAGAACAGGTATTGAAATATATGATCTTAACATACCAATATTCAATAAAATAAAAACTATTCAATGTGGTGTAACACCACCAAAAGAATATCAGGTATGGAATTTAGATGAATACAAAGAATTCATTAATCAAGTAGATGATTTAGAATATAAAACTCTCTTTTCCATTTTATATTTTGCTGGGCTACGAATAGGAGAACTTCAAGCTTTAAAGTGGAAAGATTATAACAATAAAATTATAGATATTAATAAAAGTTATAATAAAAGTGGTAAAATAACAACTCCGAAAACAAGTAATTCATATAGAAAAGTAGATATTCCAAATAATGTTATTAAATTGTTAGATGATTTATATATTCAAAAATCAAAAATATATGGATTCAATAATGAAATGTTTATCTTCGGTGATATTGTTCCATTATCTAGAACAACAATAACTAGAAAAAAAGAAAGTTATATAAAAAAAGCAAATGTAAAAAGGATAACTATTCACGAGTTTAGACATTCACATGTAACTCTTTTAAGAAGTATGAACTACACAATTAAACAAGTAGCAACTAGAATTGGCGATACAGAAACAACAGTAATAGAAACATATTCACATCTATTTGAAAGCGATAAATTTGTAATATCAGAAGGACTAAATAAATTAGAATTATAAAAAATAAGATGTAAATAAGATGTAAAAGTTATATAAAATAATAAAAACCCTTATATTTTAAGGGTTTATTTTCATTTGGAGCAGGTGATGAGAATCGAACTCACGCAGTCAGCTTGGAAGGCTGAGGTTCTACCATTAAACTACACCTGCATCAGTAGGCAATAATAATGATACTATAAAATTGCCTATCTGTCAATTATTTTATGCAAATTTCTTAAAAAAATTACATTTTTTACACAAAAAACAGCAAAAATAATTAATTTTTAATCAAATTAGGATTAATTAAACTAAGACTTACCCTATTCTTTTTTAATGAAATATCATCAACATAGCAAGTAACAATATCTCCAACTGATACAACTTCACTAGGATGTTTAATGTACTTATCTGTCATTTTAGATATATGTACTAGTCCATCATCATGTAAGCCAATATCAATAAACGCTCCAAAATCCACAACATTTCTAACAGTACCAGATAATTCCATACCCACTTTTAAATCTTCTATTTTAAGAATGTCACTTTTTAATAGAGGTTTGTCAAAGTCATCTCTAAAATCTCTATTAGGTTTAGAAAAACATTTAATAATATCTTCTAAAGTATAAATATCTGTGCCTAGTTTTTCACTAACTTCTTTAATATTAATTGCACCAAGTACATCATTAAGTTTCTTACTACCAAGATCATTAATACCAAAGCCATACATATCAAGAAGTTTACTAGCAGTACCATAACTTTCTGGATGAATAGAAGTAACATCCATTGGATTAGTACCATCAATAATTCTCATAAAACCTATAGATTGTTCATATGCCTTAGGAGTTAGTACCTTCTTTTTCATAAGTTCATCTCTAGATAAAACTTTTCCATTTTCTTCTCTGTATTCAATAATCTTATCAATATTACTTTTAGTAAGACCAGAAATATATTTAAGTATAGACCTACTAGCAGTATTAACATTAACACCAACATTATTAACACATTTAGATACAACAAAGTCAAGAGATTCATCTAACTTCTTTTCATTAACATCATGTTGATATTGACCAACACCAATACTCTTGCTATCAATTTTAACAAGTTCAGATAAAGGATCTTGTAATCTTCTAGCAATATTAATAGCACTTCTTTTTTCAACTGTTAAATCAGGAAATTCTTTAATAGCTAAGTCACTAGCAGAATAAACACTAGCCCCTGCTTCACTAACAATAATATACTTAACATCCTTATCTTTATATTCACTAATAGTCTCAGCTACTAATTTCTCACTTTCCCTAGAAGCCGTACCATTTCCAATAGCTACAATATCAATATTATACTTTTTAAATAAATCTTTTAAAGTTTTCTTTGATTCTTCCCATTTATTATGCGGTTCATGTGGATAAATTACCGAAATATTAAGAACACTAGAAGTAGGACTAACAACAGCAAGCTTACATCCTGTTCTAAATGCCGGATCAAAACCAAGTACAGTAACATCTTTCATTGGTGGAGTAAGAATTAAATTCTCTAAATTTTCTCCAAACACCTCAATAGCGGCCTCTTCACTAACTTCTTTAAGTTCACTTCTAACTTCTCTCTCAATACTAGGAATAATTAATCTCTTATAACTATCTCTAATCGCAGTCTTAACAATATCACTAGCCATAACTTTATCATTTTTAATAATTTTATTTTCTAAATATGAAATAATATAATCATCATCAACTACTACATTAACACTAAGTACCCCCTCTTTTTCACCTCTATTAATAGCAAGTACTCTATGCGGTTTAATAAATTTAACTCTCTCTTCATAATCATAATACATTTCATAAATACCATTTTCATCAGTACTATTCTTTTTAAGTTTAGTTTTAATAATACCATGATTCATCATATTATTTCTAATCCATTTACGATAACTAGCATTATCACTAATCCATTCCGCTATAATATAACTAGCTCCAGTGATTGCTTCATCAACACTTTTAACATTATCATTAAGATAAGACTCTGCTATCTTTTTAACATCAATATCTTTAAAAGACATAATAATTTTAGCTAAAGGTTCTAATCCATTCTTAATAGCCTCTGTAGCCTTAGTCTTTTTCTTTTCTTTATATGGTCTATAAATATCTTCTACTTCTACTAATTTTTCACACTTTAAAATATTATCTCTAATTTCATCAGTTAGTAAACCTTTCTCATCAATTAATCTAATAACATCTTCTTTTCTTTTTAATAAATTTTCTTGATATTCATATACCTCATTAATACTTCTAATCTGTTCTTCATCTAAAGCACCAGTAACTTCTTTTCTATATCTAGCAATAAAAGGTATTGTAGCTCCTTCTCCTAATAACTTCAAAGTAGCAATTACACTATCTTTTTTTATACCCAAATCATTAACTATTCCATTTATGATAACATCATTCAT